CAGGATCAGATCCTGTTGCATCGTCAGCTGGCAGAGGCGCAGGAGGGCATCCTGTGCCTGCTGCAAGTCGTATCCCTGAATGGCACGCCGCTGTCGTTCCAGCGTCAGCTGGTGCTCTGGGCCCCGGCTGGGGGATCATCCACTGCCCCCAGGCCATAGGCCACCGGGAAACTAGGGTCTGTGTAGGTTGCCCGCTGGTGGTTGATCAGCTGCGTGTGGAGCTGATTGACACGCCACAAGGGCTGATCTGGCGGGTGTGCGGTATGGGGTACTGCACGTATCACCAGCAGCGTTGGCAGGCTGAGGTGATGTACGAGTGCCTGCGCGTGGCCAAGGGGTTGCCACAGGCGGATGACGACTAGGCCGCCTCGGGTTCTGGGTCGTCCATTTCGCGAGACAACCAGAGCCGTGCCTGTTCCTCGGAATAGGAGAGGTAGGTGATGCCATTGGCGCAGGCCATCCACACGCGCACGCCGGTTTCCTGCCGGGTGACCAGCCACAGGCCGGGTTGGATGCGGCGGTTGATGTTCATGGCTCGGCGATGATGGCCCACCCGGTCTTGGGGCCTTCGACCATCCAGCGCGGACCCCAGTTCTTGCGGCTGTAGGCCAGGCCAGCGCCACGGTTGCCGGCATAGGTGCCAGAGGCCACGTTCATCTCGCCGAATGGGTCGTTGACGATGACGGCAGTGGGCGTGTAGCCGATCACGATCAGCCAGTGCCCGCCACCGCTTGGCTTGCTGGCCGGGCCATGGTGTAGGAACCCGCAGGGCACTGGCACGCCACGGTTGATCTGTTTCTCCAGATCACTCCAGTCGCAGTCCTGACGGAAGCGAGCCTTGATGCCGTAGCTCTGCAGCGCCTTCAGCTGGGCGTTGGCGTCGGTGGTGTCGCCGTATTGCAGCACCCGCTTGAGGTAGATGTCATCGGCATTGGCACCACTCAGCGCCTCGGGCCGCAGCGTGGCCACGAGCATGGCGCAGCTGCTGCTGAAACACATGCGGTTGGCTTGGCCCGGCATGGCCGAGTCCCGCTGGCTGTAGTACGGCACCTTCAGCGGGTTGCCGAAGCCGGCCTGCTGCAGTGACGGGCCGCAGAACAGCTCAATCTCAGCCTTGCGGCGACGCTCCAGACCGGGCAGCACGGCTTCGCCGGCATGAACCCAGCGGGGCAGTTCCTCGCGCACGACGGTGCAGGGATCCTGCCCGGCCAGCAGGCGTGAGCGCAGCGTGCTGGTTTCCAATGCCCCGAGCCCGAGGTTGTAGGCAAAGGACGTGAGCGCGGCGATCTGATTCGGCTTCCACTTGGCGGCCATCGGCAGCAGGCTCAGCACGCCCGGCCCGAACAGGTGCTCCACGTCGTTGGCCAGCAGTTCCTCAGCCATGGTCTGGCTGATCTTGTCGCTCATGCGCACCGGCGCATCGAGGTAGCGGGTGGTGCCGTAGCCGATGGTGGGGACCCCGGCCGCATCCTTGTAGGCCTCCAGCCGGCAGCCTTCGTGGGCCTTGATGATGGCCATCGCCGGTGCCAGCCACGGCGGCGGCAGCATCGCCTTCTGCGGCGGCGCAGCCCGGTACAGCTCCGCAAACTCCGCCAGCACCTCTTTGCTCAGCTGTTGCTGCAGCCAGTCCCAAGCGGCCAGCTGATGCGGTTCTGCCTTAAACCACTTGGCCGCATCACGGAGCTGGATCAAAGACGGCCCTCCAACTTGGCCAAGCGTTGCTCAATGGCATTAAGGCGCGGATATAGCTCTTGCCGGTCTTCTTTGATCTCACCGCGCAGCAGACTCACCTCACCGGCGATGTGTTCCACCGCTGCGGTCAGGCGGATCACAGCACGCGAGGCTTCATCGTCTCGCTTCATAAACGAGCCGATACCGCCGGCACCAATGGCCACCCCGGCTCCAACGATCGCAGCCCAGATCTCAACCACGATCAGCGCCGCTTGCCCCAACGCTTCTTGCCGCCCTGCTGCGCGTCGGCAATGCCCTGCAGTGCTGCCAGCACCAGCTGCACCCAACCGTTCGGCTTTATAGGCAGATAGCTCAGCAGCTCTGACCCGGCCAGCAGCGCAATGGCTAATCCGGCGATTTCCTCTGGCGTCATAGAGCGTAAGGCAACGGCCTAGGTTTCCTGCGGCTACCTAGAGCAGTTGCAGCCCGTTGGTGGCTAAAGCGAAAAGCGGGGCTAGCCGGGTTGAGCATGTGCCCGGTAAGCCCAAGCGCACACGGCAGGGGCAGGGCCAACACAGCAAACCCGCCCACGGCCGGAAGAAGACTCGCGGCCAAGGGCGGTGATTGGGCTGCTGATCGCACTGGTGCTGCTGACTGTGATCTGGGCAGCAGCGATGTGGGGGCTGCTGTGGCTGGCAGATCGGATGCGGAAATAGTTAGGCGACCCAAGGCAGGCCGGTGGCTTTAGTCGGGGCGTGCTGCTCATCCAGTTGCGCCTGCAGGGCAGCCTCGATCTCGGCGACTTTCTCGGCGCCAAACTTGTCCTTGACCCAGCCGACCACGATCTCGGCAGTCAGATCAGCAAAGGGGATCATCTCGCCCTCGGGGCGCTCTAGGCCGATGCTGCCGTAGGCACCAGCGGAATACGACTCGTCTTTGGCGTCCACGGTGTAGTGGGCGGTGAACACATAGCCGTCAGAGGTTTCACGCTCAAGGTTGGCGACGTTCCAAGTGAAAGTGGTGGCCATGATTGTTTCTAGATGTTGGCAGGTTAACGGGGATTACACGCTCTCAAGGGCTGCAACTTTGGCTTCAAGGGTTTCGATGCGCTCCATGGCTTCTTGAAGGGCCTTAATGGCCATCCACATCATTTGCTGATCTTTGACGCCAAGTTTTTCGGGCTGTGCTTCTTGAGCTGGTTCCAGCACGTTGCCGTTTTTATCCAAGACAGCTTCCTTAGCTTTCTTGGCGTGCTCAAAGACCGTGATCACTTCCGGGCAGCTTTCAGCGACTTGCTGGGCAATGACGCCCATGTTCAAGTCAGCGTCGTCAGGCTGATCTTTGTAGCGGAAGTTGACTATCTCCCAATCTTTCAAGCAATTCCAAGTGCCGGCAGCAGGGGCAATGTCTTTCTTAGCGTTGCGATCCGAAAGGTTTACGTTGTTAGCACTGTAGTTTGCTATTCCGCCATTAGAGCGGAGATCAATTCTTGTTGTAGTGACACCTTGGGCAAGTAAAAAGCTGTTAGTTGTATTATTTACATCTGTACCGTATTGGATATAAATGCCATAGGGAGATGCGTTTGAGTTTGCAAATGCGGCTGCGTAGTCGGCCCCGTTACCAGTGACTTGCAACAATACGTTGTTGCCTATTGTGGAAATATTACTCGTTTGATTGATCCACACTTGACCAGTGTTTCTAATCCTCATCCTCTCTGTCGGGCTGCTCGCTCCGTCGGCGGTGGTGCTGAAGACCAGCCTTGTTGGTAGGTCATTACTTGATACGCCACCATCTATCAATGCGCTGATATATGCACCATCAAGCCATTGAGCGCCGTCTGATCCACGCCAAACAAGCGTGCCTAGAAAATCGTCAGAAGCTACAGCCGTAAAACTTCCGTCTGTTGTTCCACGGGACCTTTGAAAGTCAAGGACAGGGCGAACAGAGCCGTTGGTTCCGGCGTATGAAGTAAGACTTGCTCCACCGTAATTGCCGCCTGTTGATACTGAAGCAATCTTTTGATCAATACGAGTATTGTTTGTTGCCGTACTCGTCCCCACCAGCAGGCGGCCGGAGCTGTCGATGCGGACTTTCTCCGTTGCTGTGCCAGCAGTTCCGGTTCCAAACGCAATCGCCCCAAATCCAGCATTGAACTCGACGTCGTTTGTGCCATTGGGGCGGTTGAAATCTCCGATGATCGTGGAACTAGCCTTGAACTGAAGGAAGTTTTGGTCGCCGGTTGAGTAGCTGTTGTTTGCGATGATCGCACAGTTGCTGGTGTTGCCGGCGGCAACATCTAGAGTTCCCCCAGGACTACTCGTCCCAACCCCCACGCGATTATTCGTTGCATCAACGTAGAAGGTGCCGCTGTCAATGTTGACATTGCCTGTTGTGGCGATGTTCTGCGAGCCAAAATCTGGGCTGATCTTTGTGCCAGCAATCGCTGCGTTGCTCGCAACCTTTGCATTGGTAACTGAACCATCGGTCGGTGTGCGCGTATCGCTAAGCCTGGCGTCGTTACCTTGGCAAAATGTGTTTGCACTTGTCCCAAACGATCCAGTCGTCAGCACACCGCCGGCTGTCGTAATGACAGGCAGGTTCGCTGTTGCCCCAATCGCGCCCGCATTCGTGATATTGCCATGAATATGTGTATTGCTGGCCTTGCTGGCCATATCCGTATCAATACTGTCCAGCGCAGTCCGCAGCCGCCCAACGTCATCACTCAGCTGGTTAGCGATATTCGGCTTCTGATACCCCTGGTTGGTGGTCGTGTCGTTAACAGGCACCGAACCGCTTTGCTGACTAGAACTAGGTTTCCGGCGCTCAGAAGATCAGCACATTGCGCCGGCGGTTGACGCGCAGTAGGGCTGCGTCCTGCCCGCTCAGTGCGTAGCTGGCCGCATCGCCGTTGAGCAACCGCCCCGCTGTTAAACCGGCGCTCTGGCCGCTCACGGCATAGCTGGCGGTGCTCCCCACCAGATAGCGCTCCGAATTAAACCCAGCGCTCTGGCCCGACAGCACAAACGCGCCGGGCTCCGCCAGCAGCGTGTAGCCCTCCAGCAGCTGGGCGTCCTGACCGGTGACGCTGAACGCCGCTGCATCTGCCGTCAGCAGGTGCGATTGCTGCAGCCCTGCCGCCTGACCGCTGACCGCAAACGCACCGGCACCAGCCGTGATCTGCCGTTCGTACAGCGACCCTGCGTCTTGACCGGCGAGGCTGTAGCTGGCGGCATCTGCCGTCAGCACCCGTGCCGCAACCGACGTGTAGACCAGGCCCGCCGTCTGACCGCTCAGCGTGAAGTCGCCGGGCGCAGCAGTGAGGTAGCGCTCGTTGTTGAAGCCGGCGCTCTGCCCCGAGAGCGTGTAGGTGGCGGCCTCGGCGGTGAGGTTGTAGCCGCGCAGGAACCCTGCGTCCTGGCCGCTAACGCTGTAGCTGCTGGCATTGGCGCTCAGCAGGTAGCCATACAACAGGCCGGCCGTTTGGCCACTGACGCTGAACGTTGCTGCTGCGCCGGTGAGCAGCAGACTGCGCAGCAGCACAGCATCCTGGCCGCTGGCACTGAACGCAGCCGCGTCAGCTATGAGCAGCCGTCCCGCCAGCAGATCGGCCGCTTGGCCGCTCAGGCTGTAAGTCGCCGCCGCGCCCGTAGCCAGCGCACCACGCTGCAGGCCGGCGTCTTGCCCGCTGACCGTGAACGCAGCCGCCCCAGCAGCCGTAACTGCGCCGCGCAGCAGTCCGGCGTCTTGGCCTGTCGCGCTGAAGCTGCCAGCACCGCAGGCGATGTAGCGCTCAGAGTTGAACCCAGCGCTCTGGCCGCTGAGGGTGAACGTGGCTGCCTCGCCGCTGAGCACGCGGCCCACCAGCAGATCCGCGTTCTGACCATTCAGCGCAAACGCACCAGCGTCAGCCAGAACTGCCCTGGCGTACACCAAGGCGGCGTTCTCGCCGATGTCACCCCAGGTGGTGCTGTCCCACCCGCCGGTGGCCCACGTCCGCAGACCCACCGTGAAGGTCCCGGTCTGTGCCGTCACCACATAGGTGGCGATCTGCTCGTAGTCGAAGAACGCCTCGGCGCCGCTGAGCGTGAACGCACCCGCTCCAGCTGTGATCGCGTAGGACCGCGCTGATCCGGCGTCCTGGCCGCTCAGCGAGAACGCTGCAGCATCTGCCGCAAAAGCCAGCGACCTGAGCAGTCCGGCGTCTTGACCGCTCAGCGTCAGGGATGCCGCCTCTCCTGCGAGCTGGTGCGTCCAGGCAAACGTTGCGTCCTGCCCCGAGAGCGTGAAGCTGCTGGCTTCGCCGCTCAGCAAATAGCCCCGCAGCAGTCCGGCGTCCTGGCCGCTCAGCGCGATTGCCGCAGCCTCTGCTGTCAGCAGGTGCGTCTGGAGTAGCGCAGCATCCTGAGCGCTCAGCGCAAAGCTGCTGGCTTCGCCACTGAGCTGATACCCGCGCAGCCCACCGGCGTCTTGGGCACTGAGCGCAAAACTGGCAGCCTCGCCCGCAACGACAAAGCCGCGAGCCAGCGTCGCGTCCTGTCCGCTAAGAGTGAAGCCGCCCGCATCAATGAGGATCGAGTAGCCCCGGCTGAAGTTGGCATCAACCCCAACCAGCGAGTAGCCGGCCGCGTCAGCGGTGACCGTCAGCTCGCGCAGCTTGATCAGCCCAGCGTCTTGACCCGTGTGCGTAAAACTGGCGGCATCTGAAATCAGCGTCCAATTAGCCAGCTCGCGTACAGCGACATAGACCGCTGCTACATCGTCCGCTGACGCGCTGAAACCGACGTTGCGGGCGCCTTGCCCGGCCGTCGTCTCCCGCACCATCGAGCAGCCGAAGCTGCCAAGGTCAATGCTGGTGAGCAGCGTGCTGCTGGCACCAGCAGGTGCTGGGCTGTTGGCTCCGTAATACGTGGCGGCATACCGCACGCTGTTGACGCCAATGCTGCCGCCATCAACCGAAACCTCTGATAGCGCCTGGTTTTCTTCTTGAATCTGAATACCAGTTACCAGCGTATTTGTTGCCGCTGTCACCGTCGCGGCAGATGCATACATCACCGTCGCGTTGTTAGTGCGGTTGACGGTGATCGTCTGGTTGCCGGTGCCTAGCCCACTGCCAGCAAAGAACAGATCTGTACGGCCAGGCTCTCCAGCCGTATCTGTTGCCGAGCCACCTGTCACCCGCGTCAGCGTGACCGTGCCATAGCTGACGCTGGTGATCAGGTCAGCGGTGCTGTTAAAGGTATGCACAAAAACGAGCACACCTTGCGGTGTGCCCGTCTGCGTATGGGTCCAGCTAAATGACGCCTGGCTGGCGGAACCTGTTGCACCGGTGTGTGACTCGGAGGCAGCGCTATGTGCAACAGCCACTGAACTGCCTCCCTACCGCGCAATCAAGCCAGGGTCAGAACGCCAGAGGTCGGGTCGAAGTCCACCTTGAAGGTTTCACCGTTGGCGAGGGTGATGCTGCTGCCGTAATCCCAGAAAAGGATCAGGTCTTTGTTAGTGGCAGTGTCCGAATAGAGGACGGCATATCTGAACGGACCTACGGAGCCTGTAGCCGTCCAGGTGGCAGGATCGTTGAGCACAAGCTTATACGTGCCGCTGGTTTGTGAGCTGCTTGACTGCGTTGCTGTATTGCCGCCCGCGGTATAACCGTTGCCTGCCGAGATCTCGGTCAGATCAGCCTTCACGCTGTTGGTAGCAAGCGGCGCCGAGTTCGTCAGCATCACCTTCAGCGTGTCAGTAGCAAGGTTAATCTTGCCTTCAACAACGGCCTCGACAAAGGCATTGAACTTTGTGGCGGTTGCCATCTGAGCGGCTGGACAGGTGCCCTAAGTTGCCTCGGCTCAGAAGCCGATTGAGAGGTTGAACTCGTTGACGGTGCCGCTCACGGCCGTCAGCACCACCCACACGTAGCGGCCCGCCGGAACCGGCTGGTTCTGGAGCGTCGCGCTGTCGCCGGTGGTGGTATTGGTCACCGTGTCGCTGGCGGCCAAAGTGCCGGTGGTGGTGCGGTCAGTGGCGTAGCGGATTTCGTAGCTGACCAACCCGCCGGAGACCAATGCCACCACGCTCTTGATCTCCGTCTCAATCGTGGTGCGGAACAGCGTGAAGCTGTCATCCGGCTGCGGTGCCGCGATCGTGATGCTGCGCGGTGCGGAGCCGTTGGCCGGCTGCTTGTGCTCCCAGCGGTTGGCGCTATCAACCCACGTCAATACGTCGCCGTCACTAACGGTGGTGACATCCACGTCGTGGCAGTCCTGCAGCCGCTGCCCGTTATTGGCGCGGACAAACAGGATGCCGTCGTTGGCGTCGGATTTGATAACCGCCGCTACAGGCAGCTTGAGGTTGGGAGCGTCAGGCTCCACGTTGGTGTAGGAACCGGGGTTTGCCGGATCGCAGTACAGCACCGCGTCATTGGCATAGGCGCTGGTGTCGAGGCCACGCACCTTGCCCAGCGTGGTGACATACCCCAGGCCGCCAATGGCAATCGGCTCGGTGGCAACGCCGAAGAACACATAACCGGGCACGCTGCCGTCCGCAATCATATGCGCCACCTCGATGTGGCCGGTGGCGGCGTCCGCACCCATGAACATCACGGCCTCGCCGTCCACGATTGGATCGGCGGAGACGTTTTTACAGCGGAAGCTCAGCTCTTGGCCGACCTGATAGGTAACGCCAGGCGTACCGATGTTAAGGGTGCCCTCAACGGCGTTCCACGCGAGTTGACCGGCGGTGACGCTTGCAGCAGCAGCGGTATCAAAGCCGAGAACTTCAACGGCGTTCAGATCAGGAGTCGTACCAGCTGGGCCTTGCGGACCTGCTGTGGCCACCTCCACGGTTAGCGGGGTGCTGGGTGCCTGCACCTCAACAACCTGTTCGCTGATCTGCGTGACCAGCACTTGGCCGGTCGATGTCACCTCAACCGTGTTGGCCATCAGCTCGGCGCGGTGTAGCCCTCAGACGGGCGCACGATGCCTTCCAGGTAATACTCCCGCAGACCGCTGGGCGAAACCAGCATCACGTCGTACCGCGCTTCCGTTGGCAGGTTCACCGTCACCGTGTACGGCAGCTTCAGGTTCACCTGACCATTGACTGCACTGGTCACCGTGACCGTGAAGTCACCAATCTTGCTGCTGCGATCCGTGTTCCACACCTGCGCCAATACCGTCCAGCCGGTCAGGTTAATCGCAGCACCCGTCCCATCCTTAAACGTCACATCCAGCGGGTAATCAGCCCGTTTCTGGACGCGAAGGTTCAGAGAAGCTGGAATGACTGCCATACCCGAGCTTGCCTCAGCCCACGATCGTGTCCGGGTTCGTCTGGATGTCTACCCGCATCTGGCTGCGCGGTCCCACGCCACGCGGCACCGTGATGCTGGTGGCATTGCTGCCGGGATACGACCAGATCAACCGGCCCGCGACGGTCTGCAGGCTGGCATCACCGCTCCAGTCCACCAGATAGATCGTCCAGCGACTGAACGCATGTTCTTGACCGTATTGGCGGATCACCTCTAGCTCCGGCTCGCGCAGGATCACGCATTCAAGCCCGGTCACCGTTGTACCCGGCGGCAGACTCTCCCCAGCAGCCCGCACCGCAATTGCTGGTGTGGTCACCCCATTGGCCAAGGTGTAGGTGCCGAGCACATCCACCAGCGTGGTCTCTAGGGCCGTGCGCAGGCTGAGGATGGTCGTCATGCACTGAGGTTGCCGGCGACTAACAGCAAACCAGCTTCCAGCCAACCGACCAGCGGTCTGACGGGAATCTGCAGCACATAGGTGGCCAGCGGTCGATCCAGATCCCGCAGCAGAATCGGCCCACTGATGCGGCCGTCCACGGCCACCAGCCCGCCACGGCAATGCTTGCCGTCCCACGTGGGGCACAGCACCCAGACACGGCGATCGTCGCTGTGCAAGGCCCGCACGCTGGGCGGTGTGGCGCTTTCATTAGCCGAGGCCAGCACCTGCGGCCAGGCCGTCAGCACGATCGTCGGGAGCTTGCCTTCATGGCGCAGCGCTAGGGCCGTGGCAGCCACGTCTGCCGGTAGCTCAGCGGAGGGCTTTTCCTGCTCACGGAACAAGGCGAAGTCGGCCGGCGCAAACGGCTTGCCCTTCTTGGGATCGCGGTTGATGTTGGCCGTCAGGGCCGCAAGGCTCGCCACCGGCAGCTCCTGTAGCGCCATCTCATCGCGCTTGATCTTCTGCAGCGCCTTCCACGCCGTCAGCACTGTCACCCGCAGCTCCGCGCTGTAGGTCTCACGGTGAAAGTATCCCGGCAGCCCACGCGCTAGTTCCCAGAAGAGCTGCGCCCAGTCCGTTTGTTCCCGGTCGCCTTGACCGGACGCGGCTTTCCCAGTTCATCCTCACTCGGCGGTGCAGACGGCAGGTTTTCGGATGCCTGTTCCTCCTGTGCCAGCTGCCAGAGGCCATCAAACAGCGGTTTGTCCATCGCTCGCGTGTCCTCCAACGTCCAGGCCGGCAGGTTGCAACGGCTGCGCACCAGAGCTGTCACCGTGGCCTCCATGTTCACCAAGCCGGCCTTGCTGTAGACGCGGGCGACCTCAGCAATCTGCTCGGCATGACGCAGGCGGATTGCATCAGCCTCGGGTTCCAGCGTGCGGCC